TGTTGCGCTGCATGTTCTGCTGCGACAGGCGGCCCATCTCGTCCACCACGTTGCTGGTGTACGGGTTCATCAGGGCCTGTATCCGCTCGGGCGTGATGCCCTGCGCAGCCTGCGCGGCGGTGGCTTGAGCGGCCTCCATACCCGGCTGGCCAGCGGTAGCGGCCGCAGGCAGGGCCCCGTACCCCATAACCTGCAGCGGGTCATACCCGGCAACGGACTGCGTCGGGGTTTTCCCCATGGCAGTTTGGCCAGCCGTTGACAGGCCAGACAGGTAGTCGGTGTAGTACGACGGGGCGGTATCGGTCTTCGTCTCTGTCGTTTTGATGTCCGGCAGTGGTGCGCCTTGAAGGAATGCCATGCTTATCTCCTAACTTTGCGTTTTTTGAGGTAATCCAACGGTGACTTTTTCGCCGGGGGCGGCAAGTCTCGGGGTTTGGCCGACCTGTGATACGCTCGTATGGAGTGCATCATGTCGTAGAGTTTATCTGACCCGGCCTTTGTTGAGCCATTTCCAAGGGCCGCGACCACGTCCGCAGGGAAGACAAATTCCCCGTCGGCCAGCATTGCCGGGATGTCGTCGGACTGGCCGTCGCCGGGTCCGGTCACGGCGTTGCCGCTGCGGAAGTCAATGCGGGCCTTGCCAGAGTGCTCTACGACGTTCAGGCCGCCTCCGGCAAACCGGCCGTGCCGGGTAGTACCGCCGCCAGCAAATAACGGCGTGGCGAGCCCTCCAGCCTTCGAGTACAGCATGTCTGTGCCGGGACCCTGAGCAAGGTCAATATCGGTTTGCTGGCCATAGGCGAAGTAGTCGGAGCCGGGCTGTTGTTGAGCTGAGAGTTCGTCTTGCACTGGGGCCACCTGTTGAGTTTGTTGGGTTTCTTGCGGTTTTGCTGCGTAGGAATTGCCTGTGAGCATTTTCATGTATTGCTCAAGCGGGCCTTCAAACTTTGCTTCGCCCGTTGTTTTGAGGCCAATGTTGGCGAAGCCGGGTGTAGACGTGTCGACCAGCCCGGGGGACGGCGTAATTCTTTGAACGGCGTTTTGAAGGTTTTGCGCAATCCCGGCCTGCGCCGTAGCAGCGCGGCCGGACTTTGCAAGTGTCTCGGCCTTGGCCGCCTCAGCAGTCTGCGTGGCCTTGATCTCGTCCAAAGCCTTCTGAGTTGCCGTCTGGAACGTCAGGCCCTGCTTTACTAGGTCGTCAACTCGCGTGTTGAACTGCGTCTGACCCTCGCCAATGTCTTTTTTCAGTTCTGTTTTTACAGCAGCAATTTCGCCAGAGGTTGTTTTGGCCGCGTCTTCGATTGCCTTGTTGACGTCAACACCTAGCTTGACTTGAGTGGCGACAATGTCTTTTTGACCCTGATTCAGAAGGTCGTACTTGGCCTGAACGTCTGTCGTCAGTGCGCCGACGTCTTTCTTGACATCAGCCACCTGTTGCGTCGCCAGCTTGGACGCATCATTGATTGCCGTGGTGAGGTCAACGCCTTGCTTGGCCTGATTGGCAACAATGTCCTTCTGACCCTGCGTCAAGGCGTCGTACTTGGTCTGAGAGTCGACTGACAGACCAGTAATCTGCGTTTGCAGTCCAGAGGCCGTATTATTGATGACCGTAGTCAGGTCTTTTCCTTGCTGAACTTGCGATGCAACGGCGTCCTTTTGGGCCTGAGTCAAGGCATCGTATTTGGTCTTAACGTCAGTCGTCAGCCCTGTAATTTGGGTTTGCAGGCCAGACGCCGAATCAGTGATTGCCTTTGTGAGGTCTTTCCCTTGTTGGACCTGATCCGCAACGGCATCCTTTTGAGCTTGCGTGAGAGAGTCGTATTGGGTTTTCACGGTGCCAGACAGCGCATCAATGTTGGCCTGCAGCCCGGAAGCGGTGTCAGTGATGGCTTTAGTGAGATCCTTGCCCTGCTGGAGCTGGTCGGCAACGGCGTCTTTCTGAGCTTGAGTCAAGGCGTCAAATTTTGTTTTGACGTCGGTAGTAACGCCAGCAAGCGCCGTGTTCAATGCGGTGTTGGTCACCAAGTCTTTGGTTGCGTTGCTTACGATGCTTGTGACGTCGGTGGCTGTAAGGGCCGGGTTGGCAGTCATGTAAGTTGTAATTGCTGCCGTTACGTCTGGGATAGAGAGGCCGGGGTTCTCTTTCATGTAAGCCGCAATTGAATTTGTGACGTCATCCTTTGAAATCCCGGCAGGGAACACAATTCCCTTAATTGCATCTGCAACGTCCGTTTTTGTAGCAACACCCTTCAAGGCATCGCTGATAGACGTCTTTACTCCTGCGTCAGTGGCAAGGCCGCTGGTCCCGGTAGTAATTGCATCAGACACCTGCTGCAGTGTTAGGCCGGGGTTCTCCTTCATGTAGTTGGTGATGGCCAGACTCACGTCGGCAGACGTAATGCCCGCCGGGAACTTGATCTCCGCAATCGCGTCTTCAATATTTTTCTTGGTTGCAAAATTTTTGGTTGAATCATCAATGACCGCTTTAACGTCAGCAGCAGACAGGCCCGGGTTGGCCGTCATGTAGGCGGAAATTGATCCCGCAACGTCTTCAGCGGTCAGGCCCGGGTTGGCAATCAACTCAGCCTTGACCTGTGCTGCCACGTCCGCCGCAGTGATGCCTGCCGGGAACTTGATGTTGGAAATTGCCTTATTGACGTCTGCCGTTGTGGCCACGTCTTTCAATGCCGTGCTGATTGCGTTTTGGACGCTGGTGTCAGTTGCCAGACCCTTAGTCGACTCTGTAATCTTTCCGGCAACGTCAGAAAGCGACAAGCCCGGGTTTTCAGTCATGTAAGTCTTGATCGCCGAGGTGACGTCAGCAGTGGTAATCCCTGCTGGAAAGTTTATTTTTCCGATCGCATCAGAAATGGCTTTTTCGGTGTCTAGCTTTGTCGTCAGATTTTTGGTGGCATCAGTTACGACCCTTGAGACGTCGTCGATGCTGAGGCCACTGGGAATGTTGGAAATTGCCGTCGTCACCAAACTGGAGATGTCAGCCGCTGAGGTCCCGGCAGGAATTTTTGCAATTGCATCGTTGACAATCCGTCCAACCTGAACCTCTGTAAGGGTTGGGTTGGCAACGATAAATTCATCAATGATGGTGCGTACTTGTTCCGGAGTCATTTTGGGCTCGCTTAATTTGTCGGCTGGGACGCTCTGAACAATTTTTGTCGCAAGGCTGATTGCTTCGGCGTCTGACAGGTTGGTCAGACCGAGATCCTTTACCATCCCTTGCGCAGCGGCAGCGTCGATCGGCTTGCCTGACTCGAACGCGTTCATGCCCCCCAAGAACTTGTCTAATTTTATTTGCGCGTCAGCCTCGCTTATCGGGCCTGTGAGGCTCTTCAGGACCTCGGGTGAGGGGTTGGTATAGCCAAGGCTTTGCGCGATCTGTCGGGCCTCTGCTTCGTCCGTCAAAAACGGGTCGACGTAAGTTGGGTCAATTTTTTGACCGGACTCAACGTGAGCAACGGCACCGGACAAATTTTTCGCTATTTGCTCCGGACTCAGTCCAGACAAGCTCAACTCTCCAGCCACTTCTTGCGACACAACCCCAGCCAAAAATTGGTCGTTCATCAAGTCCAAAGTTGGATCAATGCGAAGACCAACACTTTGAAATAAATTTGCAGTTTCCGTTTTTAAGGCTGCTATGGACGCATCTGACACGTTGCCCGACTTGACTAAATCGGTTACTTTATTTGTCAGGTTTTCAACTTCAGTTTGATCAACGCCAGAGGAAATGAGCCTGTCTTTAAAGTTGGAAACAGCAACGTCAGCAGCGGCAATTACAGCAGAATGCCCGCCTCCGTAAATGCTATCCAGCATAGTCGTTACGGTAATATCCTTCCAGTTGTAATCTGCGTCTGGATTTAAAATTTTCTGGCTTACAGCCTCTATAAGACCAGCCTCGCCGCCTTCTGCAATAGTTTCCTTTACGGATGTTCCTGCGGCCAATTTATAGCCAACCTTTGCCGCATCGGTTTTTATTGCCTCTTTAAATGCTGTCTTCATTGCGGCAGTTTCTGCACCTGATCCCAGCACCTGCTTGGCAAGTGCGTTGCCACCCGGAAGCAACATGACCGCCCCGGTCACGCCTGCTGCGGCAAGGAAAGTTTTGCCTGCCGTGTCCTCAGCATAAGCCTCTGCATCGGCTGTGGTCATAGACCCATCTCGTACTTGTGCGCCGACGCTGTTCAACGCTTTTTTGTACGACTCGTTGTAAGCTGCTCCGGCAGATTCTCCGATGTTTAAAACCACGTCTACGCCGATGCCTAACTTTGCGGCAAGAGTTGGAGCCGCTTTCAACAACGTGGACGCATATTTAACGCCAGCGCCAGCGCCCAAGGTTCCCATCGTCTGAATAATTTCTGAGGCAATGTTGAAGCCAGTCATTAACGGCTGGTCAACCACCGAACTAAGAACAACTTTTGCGGTGTCAGCTATGCCTTGAGCGTTTTTTACATTGCTCCAAAAAATTGCTGATTCAGCGCTTACCTCTGGAGGAGTTTGAGCTTTGTTGAAGTTGACAAGCTGGTTGACGTTTTTGGCAAATTCACCGTTTTTGTCTACCGCACCAAGAAATTTACCAGCCCCTGTAAAAGCGTCAATCATTTGCGTTCCGGCGTCAAGAACAAGCGATCCTGCAACCTGCAATGCCCTTGGTTGGTCAGCAACACTTAGGCTTCCGCTCACCACGTTCCCAAAAACGTCCCAGACTCGGGTGTCCTCTACAACTTGATTGGTTTTTTGGTCAATGAAAGTATTTGAGACATTTGCCGGGGTGCCTGTCCGGGTGTTGATTGACCCGCCAACAGCAGGGATCAAATCTACCCGAGCTTGAATTGCCGCGTCAGAGTTGTACTGTCGAGCATTTCGCTCTTCCCGCGTCTCCGTAGTGTACGCCGCACCTTTGTAATCAAAGGTCTTGTCAGCTCCAAGCAGGCTGCGGGCAGTGTTAAACGCCTCGCCTCTAGTTGGCTGCATGTCAATGGCGGCTTTGAACACATCCTTCTCTGTAGGCCCTCCCGGCTGCATGGTGTAAACGCTGTTGTCGTACTCAAACTGCGTGTAACCTGCCAACCGGGCGGCGTTGGCCGCGTCCTGCTTGGTGTTGAAGTCGCCGCCTTCAAAAACAAGCCCTTTGCGCACCATTTCAGTCAGTTGGGCGTCAGTTAACTTGACGTCTTGGCCGGATGCCCCTTTGAGCATCGCACCCTCTAAGTTCCCCCACGGGTCGGCATCACCGGTCTTGGCCAAGCTGATGGCGCTGCCAACGACGTTGTTGGTCCTCTTGATGGCGGCGAGCTCATCTGCCGTCGGGTCTGTACCGGTGACGGAGCGGTAAGCCGCTGTTGCTTTCTGGTCAGCCAGCGCGGTGATGTCTTGGTTGCCTGTGCCCGTGTAGGTGGCCCCGGCAAGCCGGTCAATCTCATCGGTAGTTGGCTCGAAGCCGTAGTCGCGCTTGCAGATATTGACGACGTCAGTCTCTGACAGCACCCGACCTGCTTCGGAGTTGAAGTCGACGTTGGAACCGTCATTTGCCTTGAAGTCCATAACCTTCTGGGGGACGCCTACAGCGCCAGCAAACACCTGCTGACCGTTCTGAACAAACTTGCCTTGAGCGGTCAGGGTCATGCCGTTGTCCAGCACCCAGTTGTTGTCAGCGTCCTTGCTCGTAACTTTGATGGCCCCGGTGTTCAGGGCGTCGATGGTTGCATCGCGTGTGGCCACCTCAGCCAATGCCTTGGTGTAGTTTTCAGCAGAACGATCGGCGGCCGACTTAGTCTTGGACCAAGCGTCGTATTTGGTCTGGTAGGCGTCCGAGGCGGCCTTCAGCGTGGCGGCAGTGGATCCGGCAACAGATGGGTCCTCAATGTCTTTTTTGATCGCCTGAAAGTCAGCAACTTTTTTGTCAATCAACGCCTTGCCGCTTGTCAAGCTGTCAATCATTGACTGGTTGTCGCTCATCAACTTTTGAGCGGCTATTGAGGCATTCTCAGCAGTTTTCCCCGCAGCGTTTGCGGTAGCAGCGGCAGCGTTTGCGGCATCCAAGAATGACTGTCTACTTGGAGCGTGTGATATGAATGCCTCGTAATCCGCATCCCCAGCCGATCTACTTTCGTAATGCCCACCGTATTGGCCTATGATATTTTGGTAGTTGTTGTACGACCCGATGTTGTCTTCGTAGATTTTTTTGTGTTCGGTATAGGTGTTGACAGCAGCCGCGCTATCAATAGCCAATTTGTCGTACTCAGCCTTGAGCGGGTTATATTTTTCAGTGATTGTTTTTTGGTAGGCAGCCGACTCGTCGTTTATTTCTTTGCGGAGGGCTTCGCCTCTTCGAGCCTTGTCATCCAACTCAGCTTTTGCGGTGATGTACTTGTCTTGCGCAGCCTTGGCCGCGTTAGTGTCGGTTGTCAGTTCGGTAAATGCATCGGTGGCGGCCTTCTTGAGCGTCGTTTCACCCATGCTGATAAAGGCGGAGGCGATGTAATTGCCAACGGCCTGAGACGGGTCTTTGCCGGACACAATCGAATTCAAGGCGCTGCTACCAGCACCCTTCATGAGGTCCAGAGTCTTTGGCGACAAGCCCCAGTTGGGGTCTTTGTTCAACTCGTCAAAGTAGCTGCTGGTTGAGGAGTAGATCAAGCCGGAGGTAAAACCAGAGGTGATGCCGTCCATGACGTTCTTGCCGCTAATTGCCGCATTGACACCGCCTATGATTGATGAATTCAAACTTGCTGTTGCAGCCTTTGAAACCGCAACTGCGGTGTCAACTGGCAGATTGAAGTTTTTCACCATTGAGTCGGTAAAGTCTTGACCGGCCGTTTGGGTTACTTTGCCAATCTCTTTGCCGATGTTTGTGTTGCCCATGATCTGAGCCGCGCCGTAAGAAATTGCCGCTGACTTTGCAACATCCTCCAAGTTGCCGCCTCGTGCCGCAGTGATGACGGCGGCAGTCACATAAGGCGGTATGCCAACCAGTGATCCACCAACCTGCAGCAACGTCGGGAGTGGGTCTTCCATGATGCCGGTCAAGGTTCTTGCAAGTCCGTTTACCTGTCCGGCAATTGCGTTGCCAACACCAGAGACAACCCCTACGACGGCATTCAAAGCCGTGCCAATTGCACCACCAACACCCTCAACAAGGTCTTTTACAATGCTCATGATCAGTCCCTTTTTTTGCCGGTAGACACGGCAAAAATGCCTTTGGAACTGTCAAAGTGCGTCTTGACAGCAGGGTCTTTCATCTTGCGGGCTGCAACTTTTAACAGGCGCACCACTTCAGGCGTATGCGTGAAAGCAATTAGAGAGTCAAAGCCCATTTTGCGAGCCGATGTCAAAAATTGGTGCATGTTTTCAACGTAGTTTTCAACAGTGTCGCCGTTGTAGCTGCGCGTCAAACCAACCCGGCCCTCAAATGCCGCAATTGTGAACAGGGTGTTGCCGGAACGGATCCGGATCAGACCCTTGTTGCTGTACTCGCTAATCATGATGGAGTACAGCATGCGTTCCGGGGAAATGCCCGCCTTTTTAGCTCCAGCAAATACAGCTTTTTGGCCGTACTTGTCCTCATGCGCGGCCACCGCAAAAATGTCGGTAGGGTTGAGCATGTGCTCTTTTGAGCTCACCGAGTGAATGCCTTTTGAGCTCATGTTGTTTGTGTCGCCGGGTTGACTGCCGCCACCATGGCCTCGGCCCACTCAAACCAGTCATCGTACTGGTCCGTCCGAGGGGTTGCCTCGTTTGAGAATACGTCGATCGCGTTCAGGCCGTTGCCCCAAAGCCGCCAGTCCGTCAGGTCGTTGGGGATTTCAAGGTTCTGAGCCCCGTACAGCTCGCACATGAGGCTCGCCCACGACTCAAACGTGTGGTAGCGGGGGTCATAGATTTGCGGTGGATTAAGAGCCATACGGCCTCACATCGCCGATCTCGGCGCTGAGAAGCAATTTGCCGAGCTGATAATTTCCACCGGCCACGTCGGAGGTGAATTTCAATCGCAGCTCGCGACGTTGTTCACGCAGGTCAATTTTTCCGGTGTTAGGCCCAAAAATGTAAGGGTCCGAATCCTTGTCCTCGCCCTGCGCAAATGGTCGCCCAGTCACAACCATGGACATTTCCCCGGACTGCACAAAATCAGGCTCGACGCGCTCCAAGCGGATCCAGCGGTTTTGTCCTTCTGGCGTTGGCTGCGACGGTCCGCCGCCCATCCAGCTCAGATCGTTGGTCTCAAATGAGCTCAGAATGGCCCGCACGTTTTGGCCATCAATCTCGTCCGTTCCAATTTCGTGTTGGTACATGGCAATGAGGTCAGCCGGGATTGAAAAGGTCAATGACACCGATCCGGTTCCAGTGGCCGCCGCTGACATCTGGATGGCTTGGGCATAAATGTCCGTCACCGGAATGGAAAAACCAGCTCCGGAACCGCCCAAGCTGGCCGCCGTGGCGCTCAGAACGTCGCCCACCAAATAACCCGCTCCACGGGCCACAATGGTCACCGAGGCTACTACCCCTCCAGCAACGCCAATCGTGGCCGTAGCGCCCGATCCTGAGCCTCCTGTGAGGGCTACACCGACGTATGAGCCGTTGACGTAACCAGAGCCCGGGGTGATGGCACCAAGTGTCTCAATGTTGCTGGTCGTAATGGCCACCACGGTCGTGTTCGTTGGGATGTTGGAGCCGGTGATAACCTGCCCGAGCGCGGCCTGCGTGCTGTAGGTATCGCTGAACAGGAAAACGCTGCCGGACACCTCGTTAAAAGTGCCTGTAAATACGGTTTCGGCCGTGCTGCCATGCCAATCGGCCGCCACGGGGTAGGCAAACACCTGCGAGAAGTACCCGGCGGAGCGCTGGGCACCACGGGCCTCACCGGCGTCGTACCAAGTGTTTTCGCGCACGTTGTAGATGATGGCGTCGGTGCATTCGGTAGCATCCCCACGAGGATAGAACCACCAGATCTCACCAAACCGGGGGACCTTCGTTGCCCACACCTTCTGACGCTGGTCATAGTTCAGGTTGTCAAAGAAGTAGTTCTGGTTCATGGTGTTGGGGATCTCCTTCACAACACCGTTGTAAAGCAAGAATCGGTCAACGCCGCACCAGTAATAGACGCCGTCGTACTCAATGGCCGACTGCGACGAAAGAATGGAAGACTGGCTGCTGATGATGTCGTAGCGCCAGTATTGAGGAGGCGAACCGGTGCCGCCGATGAAAGACACGCGGATCAGGCTGTCAAGGCTCCAGAACAGGCCAGAAGGCGCGTTTGAGCCGCCCCTGACGGGTAGGCCCTGCACAATCTTGCCGGAGGCCACGTTGGTCGCATTGGCGTCGGCTGAGACCCAATCGTTGGTATTGCCTGCCGAGCAGTTCTGGATCAAGCCGTTGTTGCCGTAGACAAACAGGTACGGGTGCAGCGACACAACGCCGCCGGACACCGCGATATTGTTGTTGAAGGTCAGCGTGACCGTGGCCGTGGCCGTGGCGTTATTTGACAATGTCAGCGTGGTGGTAGATATTGACACCACCGTAGTGTTGGCAGGTATGCCTGATCCGGTCACAGTCTGGCCAGCGCCGATCAGCGGGTTTGCGGCGGCTAACGTCACCGTAGGGCTCAAATTTGTTGTGGAGCCAGAGTCGGTAAACACCCCAACCTGCTGCATCGTCAACGCGGTGATGTCGCCAATCAGCACGGGCGTGTTGTTGTCATTGCTGATGGAGGCAAGGTTTTGGCCGGGGTGCGCCACGAGAGACTGCAAGCCGGTGCCAGCCACGTCGTAAAAGCCGTCAAACTGCCAGAGGTTTAGGTCGGTCTGGGTGAAGTTGGACAGGGTAAAATTGCCCACGCCAGCGCCTACGCCGTTGTTGTCAATGGTCAGGACCTGCAAGCCGTCGTTGTAGCCGCTGAAAATTGAGGTGAAGGCGTTCTGGGGGTTGACCCAGATCCCGCGTGAGGGCCCAGTGAGCTGGCCAGAGATGACCCGGAAGCCACCAATCTTGCGCGGGCGGCCGCGCTGGAAGCGGACCCACTCGCCGTCGGTGTAGAACACCCTGTCAAATACCGTGCCGTCGCGCTGAATGCCCGGCTGCGTGTCTAGGGAGAAGACCTTGGCTGACATCAGAAGGTCCCGCCCTGAACACCCCCAGTAAAGTTGCCGGTGCCCGGTATGTTTAGCCCTGTAGCGGTCAGACCAAACAGCTTGACGCCCAAGATTGCAATACCGAATTCACCCGATCCGGGGCGGTAAATACCCGTTGACGTCTCAGTCGCAAAGTTCAGAGATGGAGCGCCCACAGTTCCATCCACCAGAGAAACATTTACCGCACCGGCGGCAATCGTTGAGGCGTTCAGCAAGTTGACCGAGTCGCACAGCAAGATCACCTGCTGGCCAGCGGGGACGGTCGCCGTAGCACCGCCCGCGCCTGTGGTGAAGGTGATCTGGTATCCGGGGCCGCCACCGTTTGTCTGGTTGGTGATGTAATAAATTTGCACCGTCTGAGGCAATGTGACGGTGACGTTGCCTGTCAGGGTTCCGGTGTACTTCTGAATCGTGTTGGCCGCCTCTGAGGCGCTCAGGGTGTAGCTGCCGGTCACCACGGCCTTGGTGAGCTGGGTGAAATTGAACTGCGTGCTTCGACCCAAGCCGACGGTAAAAAAGGCAGATCCGGAGCAGCAGATCACGCAGGAGTCAGCAGGCTGCAGGGAAATCGTTGACGCTGCGTTGATCTGTATTCCACCGGCAGGGGCAATGGTCAAAGTGCCAGACCCACCGTTTCGGACCATCATGTACCAGTCGTTGCCCAGTGTGACGGCTGACGTCAGCGCTAGGGTGCCGGAGCCGCCAGTCCAGACGTAAGTTGAGGCGCGGTCGGTGGTCAGCGCGGTGTAGTTGGACGCAAAGGTGTTGACCTCATTGGCGGCGTTCAGGGTGTTAGAAATAGCCTTGAGGCCAAACCCTGCAAGAGTTGCGGCGTCGACGTTGGAGGTGCCGACGCCAAAGGCAATCAGGCCCCATGTTCCCGCCGTGGTGGCGTTGCTGGTCAGGTAAATGTACTTGGCCTCACCGGGGGCGATCGTGACGATCGTGCCACCAGCGTAGTCCCTGACGGTGAAGGTGTAGGACCCGACGTTGCGGAACAGCGCGTCAATACCCACAGACGCCTGATTGGCAGGCGGCATGTCCAAAGTGAACGAGTCCAGCGTGAACGTCAGACCAGTGGTTGTGCCAGCCGTAGTGGCCACCGCCGTGCCGCCCGAAGTAGCCGACAGCGTGAAGGTGGTCGTGCCATTGGTGAGAATGATGTAGTAGGTGTTGCCGCTGACAATGCCTGTTGACGTGCCAGTCAAAACCCCGGTGACAACAACGGCTTGGCCAACAAACAGGCTTGGGGTGGCCGTGCAAGAGCACTGGCCGTTTGTGCCTGCGACGGTAACGCCAGCAAGCACCAATCCGCTTGAGAGCGACGTGACGTCCATGACCCGGGCGGCTGCGTTGTCTGTGTCGCTGCCGTTGATTGGCCACGACAGCGTGCCGTCTTCGGACAGCGTGATTGAGCGGTATGAAACGTCGGTCGGCTGAATGACGGTTCCCGTGAAGGGACTATTAAAGCTCATAAGGTCACCTTGTTTTCTGCAAGCCGTTGCGCTTTGCTTATGGCTTTTGTGGCTATGTTGGAAGCCCTAATTTTTGCCTTAGTTTCTTCGGAGTGCTTGCGCCCCAAAAAACTTGCATGTTTAGACTTTTCTGATTCTGGCATCTTGCGACCAAGAAGCGATTGACGAATTTTCTGTTTAGTTTCTTCGCTCATTGGGTTTCTGGGTCTGGCTTTATGGGCAGCCGACATTTTGGCGCGAACTTCTTCAGAAGCGGTCTTGCCAAGATTCTTTCCCTTCAGGCTGATGCTTCTTTTTTCAAGCGTGACAAAAGTTGGTTTTTTACCTTTGGTTCCGTATTTTTTTGATCTTTCCTCTTGCGTCAAGCTGGCCACATAAGCAGAAGAGGCAATCTTGCGGATTTTCTTTTCATGATCCGTCATTGGCCAACCAACAACACCCTCGCCGCCGTCTGTTAGGTTGTAGCCGCTGGGCGCTTTGGTATTGTGCTGCTGAATGAGCATCCTCTCAAGGTCGCAGGCAGCCTCAAAATCAAACGCATCGCAGATGTGAGAAAAAACAAACTTGTCAGCCCCATGCTTTTTGATGGCCGCATGGAGCGCGGGGGCGCTTCCATTTGCAGACATGTGTTGCTTGAGCCTGCGATCTAAATTTTTGGTGAGGCCAACGTACTGCTTACCGTTGCAAGCATTGGTCACAATGTAGAGAGACCACGTTGTCATGAATCCCTCGCAATCGCCTGACGATCAGCGCCACGGGTGACGTTTTCCGTCTTCAGGACTTCAATAATTCGGTCATAGTTGCTCTGCCACATAGGCATGCGCTCGTCGTTCTTGAGGAACGGCATGGCCTGCAGCAAAGTGCCGTACAGCAGCGCCTGCGGGGCGTACTGGGTGAACCAACTGGATTGGTTCGATGAGTCCAAAGGCTGTACGCGCTGGTAGTACAGCACCTCGTAGGAGTAGGCCAAGGCAGGCGTTGGGCCTACCAGCCAGTGCTCGTAGTCGTAGTCGCAAAAGTACAGCGGGACGTCCGTTGAGGTTGGATTTGGCCAATACTCTCGGATGTACTCGTAGGTGCGTAACAGCAAGGGTTGGCGCTTGCCTGCCACTGTCACGTTCATTGACACCGTCTTGCGCCACCGGGCAGGCTTGGGAATGATGTTTTCACCGAGGACCATGGTGCTCGTGGCCACGGTCAGGTTGCCAAGGAACTTGATCTCGGCCGCAATGACTTGCTCCGCCAGCATAATGAACTGCGGAATCTTGTCCAATGTCTGCTGGTCGGTACGCTCCAGATAGGTCTGGATGTCGTTCACCAAACTGGAATACGTCATCACGGCTGCGACAGTCATGTTTTTCTCCGTTAGCCGACGTTGCGTTCAAAGTGCGGGCAATCGACCAGCGACTTGAAATAATACGTTACTGAGCCGTATTCCACGTTTAGCGCCCGCGCAATGGCCGCCGTTGATGCTCCGATATTTTTCATTTTAACTGCCATTCCTTTTTTTTCTGCCGTCATTTTGTGGCGGTCAGAATTTCTGCAATTTACAGCCTGACTGACATATCGGAGGTTTGCAATTTGATTGTTGACCTTGTTTCTGTCAATGTGATCAACCACAAGGCCGTCTGGGCACTTTGACAAAAAAGTAGACGCCATCAGCCGATGGACAAGCAGGGTGATGTGTTTGTTTTCAACCGTTGTGTTGAATCTCAAGTACCCATCCTTGTCTTTGCGAGTCTTCAACTCTCGGCCTTTGACCTCGCATGAATATGGAGATTGACCCCTTGAGAAGCTATGCTTGATTCGAGTTTTTGTAAAAACCCGACCGCATCGCGTGACAAGAAGATGATCGTACATGGTTTGAAATTTTTCAAGATCCAACTCTTCGGAACTCTGGTTTTCCATCTGGGCCTCTGGAGAAGTGTGGTGTGTCCACCAATGTTACTCCATTGCCACCCCATGAGTTAGCTTTATTCAAAGACTCCCAAAACGCGCCGAGCGGGGCGAGCTGCCCCTTGTCCCAGATGATTTTACCGTCTTTGAAGAAATTTAGGTCGATTGCGCAGCGCTTAAGGTGAATTGAGTTCAGCGTCTTGGAACGGCCCGTCTTGACGTAGATGGCCTGCTGCTCGGGGGTGCGGGCTAGTTCGCCCCCAGTGACCTTAAAACCGGCCTCTGTGGCGTGCTGGATCAGTTTGCAGGCATCCAGTAGGAAAGCGGCCTGATCGTCGCTGAGGCTCATTTACGGCTCCTCATGTCAGCCAACTTTTCAATTGTCCGTCCGCCAAAGTAAGCACCCATGATCAGCATTCCCCACTGACCAAGCAGTTGGACATAGGACTCGTTGGCGTCCAGTCCGAATGCAGACATCATGGCAAAGATGAAGTACCCCACGAAGATGGCTACAAGGCTCATAGGGCGAATATTTTTGGACAACCAAGAGTCACTGCCCATATCCGCCTTCCAGCGGTCTGTGACGTTGTTATCCTCGTTCTGGGAGGCTAGGGCAAATACCTTCAGCTCCTCCAACTCGGCTTGCACTTTCATAATTCCAAGCTCAAGCAGGCGCTCCTCATGGTCGTACTGAAGCTGGCGCAGCTTGCTGACCTCTTCAGGGCTTGGGTTGTCGGAAATCTTGACGCCAAGAGCGTTTTCAACAACCTCCTTGCCTTTTGCTTGGATTGCAGAAGACAAAAGACCCAAGCCGCTGGAGGCTAGGGTCCCGAGTAACGAGGCAACAATTGGAATCATGGTCGCCCTTTCAAATCAAAACTAAGGTTGGCATGCCGGGGATATTGAACATTACGCTCACCCTCGGGGCATTTGTACTTGATGGTTGCCAACAAAGTTGCTTTGCCATCGGCAATTTTTTCTTTCTTTACCATGGTGAGTTGGTAGGTAAAGGTATCAATCTCTGGTCCTGCCGGGCCGCTAAACTTGCTGGCCGTAGTGGTTGCTTCGTGGACCACGCCTGCCGCGTCACGGATGCTGGGAGTAAAGTTCTCAACCGAGCAGTCGTCCCGCTTTTTAACTCTGGCAACCGTCACATTGATGGGCTGCCCCTCTTGAGCAACAATTTTGAAGTGCTCTGGCCTCCACTCCAGAATGGCCCTGTCAAACCAGCCAAACTTGTCGGCAAGGGTGTAGCCACCCCCAATCGCTGCAATGCTTGCTGCAACCGCTCCAATGGCCTTGGTGAGGTCAATCATTACAAACCAATCAGCTTCTTGACAAACTCGGCTGCTACGCCGGGGCCAAGCAGCACAGCCGCAATGAGTGCGTAAAGCAGGTACTCAATCTTGGTCATGCGCTTGGAGCCGTCATCAAATCGAGCTTGGATATTTTCATATCTGCTCGCACAAATCGCCTCATGGACACTCAACCGCTTGTCCGTTTCCGTAGCAAGTCCTTGAATTTGTTCCATGAGGAAATTTCCGTTTTACTCTACGACTGTCACGTCGGCAGGAGCGACTTGAGCCTGAGCTTCCGTCTGGATGCCGTTGATCAGTTGCTGCACCTGAACAAAGGGTTGGTTGCCCAAATATTGCAGGATTGCGTTCACCAGTTGCGTTGACAAAGCAATTTTTTCCATTTCAAACTCTCCGTGTAATTGCCGCTGTTTGGGCCAGCGGTTTGCCCTCATCAATTATGCTGCATTCCGCATCAATACCCGGCTTTTGCCCGCGCTTCTACCTCATACGGGCTGTTGACGTAGCCGTAACGCAGCAGGTACCAGAAAATCTTTGCCGTCCATTTGATGGCCCCATCCCGCTCGATCTGCGCCACATGCACCGCCTCGTGGGCGGCAAGGGCGTAGTTCAGTTCTTGGCCGGGACGGCAGTACACCGTTTTCCAAGGCGTTGTCACAGCCAAGGCACCGGCAAGTTTCAAGAACCACAGAACGGGGAGGGGAGCGGTCTTCATACGACCCAAGGCAGTGGCGGGGTCACCACCGGTGGATTGATCTGGTTGTCGATCTGTTGCTGCACAGCGGCCTCTGTAGCATCTTTGTCTACGCCGTTGGCCCACACCCAGCCTAAAACTTGATCTTGCGTCAATTGATCGTAGGGCGTAAAGGAGCCATCGGCAGGGGTGGGCACAGAGCAGGTTGAGTAGACGCTGCTGGTGTAGGTGCCGTCAGTACCAGAGCATGTCCAATGCACGGTAAAAACGACATCGGTTTCGCTGCCCACGGTGGGGTAGCAGTTCATAGCGGTGACGGTCCAAGTGATATTTGTCATGGTGGTTCCTTTGGGTTAAGCAACGATCCAATTCGTGCCGTTGTAAAAAACAGGGATAGTGACAGCACCGCCGCCGACAACGGTGGCGCTAAAAGATGGAGCCAAGGCGTCTGTCACATAAGTTCTCATGCCGACAGTGCCAGCAGGTAGTGTTGCAACAGTAAAACCAGTCGTTCTGATTGCGCCAGATACTTGTAGCTTTGCAACTCCAGTAGCGGAAGTAAGCCCCACCAACAAATTGCCGGAAGCGTCTAGGCGCATACGTTCGGTGGGTATGGTGTTAGCCGCCGAAGACGTTTCAAAAACAATGTAAGAGTCGGTGCTACTGCCTACTGCAACAATGTCCGTTGCGTATTTGCTGGTGTCGTAAAAAATTCCACTTGACGGGTTGCGGTTTACGCCAAACAATGCCGCGTCATTAAACACGCCCAAAAACGCACCGTTGTTTTTGCCTGTGTTATCCAGCAACATACTGGCCTGCCCTGAGTTGGACACGCGCAAATATTCATCTGTTTTGGTTGCAGTCTGCCCAATAAGCAGTACGCCATCAGCCGTCAGCGTCATTGCTTGGGTGAAGGTGATGGCGTTGCCTGCTGTGCCGGAGGGTGCGATATTCCAATTGTGCTGCCCGTTAAGTTGACGATAGAGTGTTGGTGCAGTACCTGTGTTGAAATATGCGTATGCGCCCAAGCTGGATTGGTAATAAGCACTACCAATTTCTATCTGAAGATTAGTTCCAGATGCGTAGCTTGCAACAGAGCCGCCGGGCATTTGAAGCGCTTTAAACCCACCGGTCCAAGCACTAGGAGTAACCCCTAAGCCTAGGTTGCCGGAGGCGTCTAGGCGCATGCGTTCGGTTGTTCCGTTGCCGCTATCCACGCCAAACGTAAGTGCCGTTCCGTTTTGCCCGATTCGACTTGCGCCATCGCCCACATCAGTCATCTGAATGAAGACAGCAGCGTTATCTTGCAAATGAAGTTTGGTTAGTGGGCTTGAAGTACCAATACCTAGGTTGCCGGAGGCGTCTAGGCGCATCTTCTCTGCACCGTTTGTGTAGAAAGTTAAAGGGTGCGTTGTAATTGTTCCGAATATTGCTTTGGCTTGGCTGTCATCCGATGCAAGGTAGGTATTGACAACGCCTGTGCGCCAATACTGGTCTACGTAACTAGCTTTGAATACATCCAGCTTTGCCGCTGGCGAACTCGTCCCAATACCTAGGTTGCCGGAACTGTCTAGGCGCATGCGTTCGGCACCGCCAGAATAAAACGCAACACCGGAACCAAAATTATTGAGAATATCCCCTATCCACAAATTAGTTGAGTTACTTGCAAGAGCTAAGTACCCACCAACCGTAAAGCCCCCTACGGTATATCCGGCAGAAGTGTTGACAAAACCAGCAACATCCAACTTATAAGCAGGCGAACTCGTCCCAATACCCAGCCCTGTGCTGGTGAGGCGCATTTGTTCGGTGCCAGCGGGTCGCCATGCCAAATATGAACCGTCAAAGTTAAGAGGTGACAACGTGCCGCTGTTGTCTGAATAACTAGCAAGCACACCACCGCTGCTGTAATAGCCGTACAAGCCGCCTGAAGCCGCATCAAAGGCAGTCAATGTGCCAGCCGCAACAGTAAAACCTCCAGCTTTTGCATAGCCTGTAGTTTTAAAATTCGTCCCATCAAACGTCAGCGCAGACCCCGTTGTCAGCACCTTGGAGCCGTTGAGGTAAGCCACGCCGTTGGCGGTGCCGCCTGAGAGGGTTACGCCACCAGTTGCGCTTAGGGTGCCGGTGATTGCTAAGCCGGTGGAGGATACAGCGGCAACAGTAGTGCCAGATATGTTGAACGTGTGATTTGACGCATCGTAGACCAGCGGTACATATGCCGCACCCGTCCGGTTGTATCCCAGCAATTGCCCATTGCCGCCAGCAGAAAATACCTCAACTCCCGTGCCGCTCGATGGCGCATCGCGGCCAGTAAACCAACCGTTTGATCCAGATACTAAACCCGTCGCACTCACCGTCGTAAAAGCCCCCGTCGTAGGCGTTGTAGCCCCCACAGTGCCGTTCAGCGGGCCAGAGAAACCAGTTGCAGTAACCAACCCGCCGAAGTACGAAGCGCCAGCGGCGATGTACAGCGAGTATGGGTTGGTGATCGTGATGTTCGTACCGGCACTCGGAGCGCCTGCGATGTACAGGGTTGAGGCGTTGGTATAGGTGACGCTTGTGTTGGTCGCGGCGATTGGCGTGATGGCCAAGGAGGCGATAGCACCCGTGGTGTTGGTTGCGCTGGCGGCCGAAGTGACGTCAGTCACGGTACCAGTACCCAAATACAGCTTGGCAGGCGTAGCGGGGGCAAACACCGCCGCGCCGTTGAAGCTGGAGTCGCCCAAGGTCAGGGTTTTGACCAAGGTGCTGAAGCCGGTATTTGACAGGCCGGTGGTCGACAGGGTCGTGCCGTTGAAGGTCAGGTTTGCCGAGTCAGCCTCAAGGCCAGCAGTCGAGCTGATCACCACCCGGCCAGAGGTCAGGCTGGTGTTCGTGATAGACGAGCTGGAAACGCCCGTAAGGCCCGTCAGGGACGTCACCCACTGCGGGGCGGACCCGGTGGACGTCATGACCCTGTTCGCGGCTCCAATGGCCAAGAAGGTGGTCGTGTCCAAAGCGGACTGGTAGGGGACCGACCCCGCAAGGCCTCCGGCAAGGTTGGTCGCCGTGTTGACGGTAATGCTGGTGGGGGCAACCCACTGAGGGACCGAGCCGGTGGATGTCAGGATGTAGTTGACCACGCCAATGCCGAGCTTGGCAAGCGTGTTGGTGGCCGAGGCGTACAGAACGTCACCTTGGGTATAGGCGGACTGCGCCGTGCCGCCATAGATCGCTCCAAGGGCATTGGTGAGGTTCAACGTGGTTAGCGTAGTGGTGCTGGTCCCGCTGTTGAACGTCATCGCGGCATTTCCGGCCAACGCGCCTGCGTTGTTGTACTGGATCTGCGTGGTTGAGCCGCCGATCGTGCCAGCACCCTTGGTGGCAATTACCTGAACAACGCCGCCGTTGTCTTCGTAATACAGCTTGCCGTCAGTGATGTTGATTGCCAATTCACCTTGCACAAGATTTGCCGCCAGTGGTACGGCAGATGCAGTCGTTGAGTGATAGAGTTGGATCGGGGTGTAGTTCGTTGCAGCCATAATTTTTCCTTAGAAAGTCCCGCCGGAAACTCCGTAGATTGTGCCAGTGCCGCCATTGGCGGTATTTAAAATGCCCCCAAGCGTTACGACGCCAGCGGTAGCAGTAGATGGGGTTAGCCCTGTGGTTCCGCCGCTGAATGTCAGGACGCCGCCGCTGGCTGTAAATTGCCGCCACATCCCAGCGGCATAGCCATCAAACGTCTGGGTGTCGCTATTGAATCTGAACTGTCCTTGAGATCCAGAGGGTTGCTGGGCAATGGTGCCTGTAACCACCGTCATAGCGGAGGTCCCCGGCATAACGGCGTTGTCAGCCAAAGAAATCGTCGGGTTGCCGCTTATCCCGTTCCCATTTGCCACGGAAATTTGGTTTGCAGTTCCCGCAATGACCGCAGAGGTGATACCTCCGCCGGTTGAAAGCACTACAAGGCCATCAAAACTGGCGTTGGCAAAATTCAGCACCTGCCCGCTCAAAGAGACGGTGGGGTCACCAGCAACCCCGCTTCCGTCGGCGATGGACAGGCCAGCCCCGGAAACAGCAATAGAACGGCTTGCAAGGGTCGTAGAAGACGTTTTTACCTGAAACCCGGTGCTGGAGTTCACCAACGACAAAAGAGCGCCTGTGGTCGTTATATTGAATACCCCCTGCGCACCGCCGTCGGTCAGCGTCAGACCGTTGGTTGCCCCGAAGTACCGGCTGTTGGCCAACTGGGGCGTTTGGGTGACGGTCAGGTAGGTGTAGGGCTGCGACGGCGAGGCGGAGATCGCGCCGGTGGTGGTTTTGACTGTCTGCCCAGCTTGGACAATTGCAACCGCCTCAGACCCCGTAATCGGGCCCGCTGGCGGCAGTTGGGTGATGGTTACGTTTGCCATGTCAGCTCGGTTGGACTTCTATCCCATCAAGGTTCCCGTTGTTCTCAGGGGTCTCGATGTTTTGCTGGGGCGAGAGCACATACCCGTCATATGCGCCTGACGCGGTCAAATTGTTGGGGTCAACGGCCACACTTACGTCAGGACGCGGAAACCGAATCGTTATCCTTTCGGTTTTGCGTGCTGGCAAACGGTAGGGGTCAAGCTGGTCTGCACAGCCCTCATTGCATACCCTGAGACCCGGGAAGTTGGGGTCATTGCGCATCACGGCATGCGGGCGCTTCATCTTGCAGCGATCGCATATCGCAATTGCGATGTCAGAGTATCCGAGGGTGTCCAGAAAGATGGCCATAGGTCACCTTGTGTAGCACGAAATATTTGGGGCGAAGTAAATTGGCGACTTGTCGCGTTCTTCTTCCTCGGCGATGCCAAGGTACTTTTCGGCCTGACCCTCGAGGTACTGCACGCGAGCCATGTCTACGCCGGGCAGCTCTAGGCTCATCCGGTGAGCCAGCATCATGATGACGGCCTCGTACCAGCGCTGCGGGACCTCCAGCTCACCGTACAGGTCGCCTACGTCCATGATCTGGCGCGAGTACCACACCGTCATCTGAATGAACGGATCCGAAGGCACCGGCCAAAGATAGATCTCAGCCTGCGGGATGGTCCGGTTGAACCAATACTGGAACGGCTGGTTGGCCGTGAAGTTCTTGTTGGGCAGGTTGGTGTAGTCGTCGCGGTTCAGGCGAGACATCGTGATTTCGGTCGAATTGTTGCCGAAAAAAAGCTCGCGCAGGCTCAGGGTGTTGCCGCCGGTCTCGCGAATTCGATAAAACTGCGCCGTCTGGCCAACCTTGACATCTGTCCAGATCCACTCATTGTCAACCCACGTCTCTGCGCCCGGGGCTACGAGCGTGCTCCAAGTAATTCCGTCATTGGAATACTCATATACCACGTTGAAAGAGCCAGAAACGTCTGGCAATATGCCGATTGAGCCGATGTAGACTGAGTTGTCTGTGCCGTAGTCGACTGAAATGTTTCCGTTGGCAGATGTTTGGGTGCAGGATGTTTCAATGTTGTTGTCAAATGCGTTTTCAACGATGCCACCGGCGCTCGAGGCGTACCCACCCACCGTGTTGGGTGTAGGGCGGTTCATTTTGCGGTACAGCGCCTGAAGGACGTCGTTGCCACCTAGGGGTAGCTTGTAGATGTAACTGTCCGCCTGAAGGCCATAGACCTTCTTGCTGATGGCCCAATACTGGATGCCGATGTTGATCAGGTTGGACAGGAGGAAGAAAAGCGACTCGCGGGCGCTCAGGACCTGCTCTGAGGTCAGTTCCTCGGCCAACTTCCCACAGCGACGCGCACCGTGGTCAATCAGCGTCTGGACCGTTATGACGGTCGTGCCTACAGAACCAGAATAAGCCATATCAGCACTTCCATCTGTTTAAGGCTGCCGCCTTGCGTGTTGGCTTGCCTTTTTCGTCTTTCATTGGACCCGGAACTGCTCCCATTCTTGCGCAGAACGAGTCCTTGCGTGCGCCTCCTTGGGGCTGTGGTGCCTTCAGGTTGCTGCCCGTTGCCGCATTGTATTTGGCTCTACCCTTGGCGGTCAGTCCAGCGCCCTTGCTGACCGGCAATTTCTCGCCACGGCCAACTGCAAGAGACGGGCCGCCAGCCTTCAATTTTTTTTCCGAAAACAGCTTCTCAACCATGTTCAGGCGCTGAGGTTTGGTCGTCACCTCGTTGATGATCTTGACTCGCTCAGGCTTGCTTTTGGACGGCTCGTAGAAGCCAGCCTTCTTCAAAGATTTGGCTACGGATGAGTTGTTTTTGGGCATGGTCAGAACCTGTATTTGGCTGTTTTCTGCGCAATCTTTTTTGGCTGCGCTACAAACTGTTTTCCGGCGGCTTTTCCTGCTCGCTTGGCTTTGGTCGTCGCAGCGTATTCAGCAGGGCTAAGACTTTTAATCGCAGCTTTTGGAAGGTATCGCTCACCAGTTTCAGAAGATTTTTTCCCACTTTTGGTCGTCCAATCTTGTTTGCCCCAATCGCTCAGGGATTTCTGTGGCGCTTTAATCACGATACCCGCCACCTGCGGCCTTGTACCGCTTGGCCACAAGCTGCGCTTTTCTTGCGCTCCATTGTCCTGCGCCCGTGCCTTGCGTGGCCTCAGACTTGACTGCTGAAACAATACGCTTTCTGAGCTCGGGCTTGGTGTAATTACCAGCCGCATTTACGCTACCACCATCCGCCATTTTTTTGTCAGCACGAGCAAACTCTTTGCCGACTTTTTGAGGGATGCCCACCTTTTTGGCGAACGCAGGATTGTGCGCAACCGCCTCCATCAACCTATGTTGAGCAGGTGATTTGCTTGGCATGATTAGTCAGGGTTCTTAATGTAGATGCCTTCAAACTCAGCAGACACATTGGAAGTTCCTGCTGAAGCAATTGCCCTAATTTCAATGTCTGTCTTTTCAGCAAAAGCAAGCGGTGTGTGCAGATCAAGCACGAGGTCTCCGTTGCCGGGGGTACGCGCTGAACTTTGTATTCTAAACACACCACCCAATGGGCGTTGAATCAATTGAAAGTTGGTTGATGCGTTTGCGGTTGAGTTTGCAGATGTAAAGAAATTTCCCATTAAATACAAGGTATAACCTGCGGGTACAGTCCAAAATGCCATTTGCGTTTGGTTTGCACCAATAGCAATCATGCCGTATACAGTTGCTGGTACGCCCGAAGTAACAGTGCCAGTGCCAGCGTAGATAGTTCCTACGGCAGTTGCACCAGAACCAGCGGTGGTTACATACATACGAGAAATACGCAAGTAACTGTTGCCAGTATTGACTGCTGTTTGCCCATCTAAAAGGACAGACTCGCTAATT